GTCGCGCGGTCCCCCCGTGCCGCTCCTTGCTCAGAGGACCCCGTTCCTTGGTCATCAAGGATAGCTCCTTGATTGCTCCTTGCTCCAGCGCTCATCGCCTTGGTCCTTGCTCCCGATCCTTGATCCTTGGTCCCTCGCCTTGGTCGCGCGTGCCGCTCCTTGGTCCTTGCTCCCGTCGCCGTAGCACATAGAGGCGAGCAAGCAAGGAGATTGCGTCGATGTACCCGCCCCACCAAGGAGTGGGACGATCAAGGAGAGTGGTGATGCCGTGATGATCAAGGAGATGGTGACCACCATCGCAGATGGTCGAGCAAGGAGTAGTGGGCACCGCTCCTTGATGCACGTTCTTGCTATCTCCTTGTTCGCATCGCCCGCTCTATGGCGAGCGGCATTGTCCTTGCTAACTCGCGCAACATTGATGTGGCGAAGTCATCATGAAATGGGACGCGCTTCGGGATGTTGGTCTTCGGCTTCAACACATAGAGCAAGGTCAATCGGCCCTTCCGGTCACGGCTGTAGAGCACGTCGCCCTTGCGCACCGCAGTCGGCATGTTCTTCGGACGGAACCTTGCTGGTACGCCGCTCTGTGTCCTTGATATCGTGGACGCAGGCACAGCAAGGTTAGAGCCGCCCATCGGGGCGCGCGTGCCGCCCATCGCCTGCTTTAGGAGATTGCCGCGATCAAGTTTATCGTAGATTTCGACGGCGAGGGATTGCTTGCTGGCGCGGCTCTCCTTGGTGGTGAGCGATGCCATAATGAAGGAACCGTTCCTTGCATTGACGTGCTGCGGCCATGTGGCCTTGGCGAGGAAGTTCCTTGTTACATCGGCGGCGCGGTTCAAGGCTATAGCCATCGCAAACGGAACCTGATCGGCCGCCGCACCAAGTGCCAGCGCCGTCGCCTCGACTTCCGAGTAGTCCATTCGGACGCGCAGGACCATGCGGCATTCCTTGATCAGGAAATCAGCGCACCGGAGACATGGGGTCTGGCTTGCCCCCGGTGCGCCTTACTGGCAAACGTAGGTACTGAACTGATCCCCCGTTTAGCCAATCCTTGAATAGCGGCACGTTCCGATCCCGCTAAGTCCGTGCACTACAAGGATCACGCTCGCCGCGTGCGGGAACCTCTCTCGGTGTTCTTGCCCCACTGGCTGATCGAATGAGAAAAAGCCAGTGGGGCGTCGGTGATGGCGGGAGTGTCTTACGCCATCAACGGACTACTATGACGGCGACCAAGAAAACAATCGCCGCCGCCAGTATCAAGGCAACTACGATATCGGATCGCGACCACGCCCTATGCACGTCAAGCAAGGCGTCTGCTACGCTTCTTGCGAACCAACGCCACCAACCCAACAAGGCCCGCACCAAACAACGGCAGGCTCGCGGGCAATGGGGTCACGACTGCTGCCGGTGCCGCCTCGATGAAGAAACTATCTGGCCCATCGTTCAGCCCGGACATCAAGGCAACAAATCCAATCGTATCGCCGACATGCACATCATTCAGGTTCAGCAACGCTCCGGTGATGGAGTAGTCGGGGAACCCGGTCCCGTTGTTCTTCGATGGCACGTTGCCGGTGGTGCCGCCGGTGAAGGACGCCAGCACGGTATGCGTGGTGAAGTCGAGGAAGAAAAACGAGTTCAAGGTCTGCGCCTGATTGGTGTCGTTGACATCGACGCCGATGCTAAAGCCCAAGCTCGTATCATTGTGGGCGAGCAGGAAGGTCAGGAACGGACTGCCCGCGCCAATCGTGTAGCCGGTGGCGAATGTGTTGTCCGCCAGCGTGTTCCGTCCGCCGTTGCCTTGATCGGAGAACGCGGTGATCGAGGACACGTTGCCGTTGTTGCTGTAATCATTGTAGCCGAAGTTCGCCGGTTGGTTCGGCTGGTTCGCACCGCAGATGACGCACGGCGCGTTCTGCGGCTGGTTCCCGGCGGGCACCACGGCTCCAAGGCTCAAGCTACCAGAGTTGGTCGTGTCCCAAGTCGCGCCACCAAGCGTGATGGTGCTCGCGGATGCCGGGATCGATAGCGCCGCCAGGACAGCGGTCGTAGCCAGAAATCGCTTCACTGCTTCACACTCCTTGTTCAAAATCCATCCGCTACCTACTTACCTTGCTGCGGAGGAAATGTCACGCCTTGTCCCGCCTTCCATTCGAAAACCGTGAAGTCGCCGCCGTCCGTGATGATGACCCGCTCGACAATACCCATCCTCACGGCAACGCTGTTGGTGTAATGCGCCGCCGCCTCGACCGCTTCCTTGGCGCCCACGTATCTACGAACGTATTCGTACGTGCCGTTGATAAAGAACTGGCAAACGGAAAACTCCTGCCTTTCATGAATTAGCGCCTCTTGTAAGTGACCGCATACTGCGCAATCGCCCATGTGCGCCGCGCTCGGCACATAAGCGTGCGTCAGCGTCCAAGGCTTATCTTCATCTTTTGCCATTTAGAACCTCGCTCACTCTGCCGCCGTTGCGCACGCCGACGCGCATCCCAATGTCGTGCATCGTCAGCCCGCGGTCCTTGGAAAGCTCCACGATCTGTTGGCGCATTTTGTTGGTGATGTGCACGCCTATCTTTTTCGCGTGCCGCACCGCAGGCTTGCGTGTCATCAACATCAAGGCATTGATGACCAGATTACTTGCTTCCTCGTCCAACTCGCGCGCCTGCGCGATCTTCTGTTTCGCCAGTTTTAGAAACTCACGTGCTGTACCGATGTCGCTCATTTCACTCCGCTCCTGGCCCATTGAATAAATCCCGTTCCTTGAACCGCCCCTGCTTGGACTTCGCAAATGCGATCATGCGGCTCTTGACCCATTGATGCGTCTCGGCCGAGATGCTGCCCGCTGGCACAATGTCCTTGATCTCGTTCGCGGGCCAAACGCCCATCTTCTCGCGGTACTGGTTCGCGGCCCATCCCGGCTTGTAGCCCTTGGTGCGCGCGTACGCCTTCAACTCAGCAAGAAACCGTGCCTTGTCGGCGATGGTGAAGTCCCGCGCCGGTCGCGCTTTCACTTTCGGCTGCGGCCTCAACTCGCGTAGCTCTCCTTCATCCGGCTTCACCTTGTTCTGCACTTGAGCAAGAAACCCGCACGATGGGCACAGCGCCATCTTCGGCGGCTTCAGGTACGCGCACTGCGGGCACTCCTTGGGAAGGCGAATGCCCTCCGTCCTGTTTTCGTGCTGCGGTGTTTTTCCGTCGTGCAGGCCGATGTAGCTCGCGTCGATGTCGGTCACGAAACCAAGACGCTGATGATTGTCGCTGTGATCGAGGATCAAACAATGGTCCTTGCCCTCCGCATTGCGCAAACCGCGCCCGATGATCTGCACGAACAGCATATCGGATTTCGTCGGGCGGCACATTGAAATGCAGCGTACGTCCCAATCAATACCCACGGTCAAGGTTCCCACGCTGCATACGACCTTGTATTCTCCTGAATGAAACTTCCTCTTGATCTGTTCCCGGCCCTCGATCCATTCGCCGGTCTTACGGCTGCGCTTCGTCGCCTTGTCCGTAAACGCATCGATGTAGCCGCATGGAATGCCCGCTGCTTGAAAATTAAGTTGTAGATGCTTCGCATGGGCACGATCAACCGCATAGCAGAGTGTCGCTCGACCTTCACCAAGCCTGATCCACGTATCCACGGCATCGGCAACCAATCTGCCATCGCTCATTTTCGCCGACAACTCTCCTTCGTGATAGTCGCCCGCGATAATGCGAATTCCCGATAGATCGGGATGCGTCGGCGCAAAGACCTTGAACGGCGATAAATGCCCGCCGTCAATCATCTCTTGCGTAGTCGATGCCCGATGGAAGTGATCAAACCAACTGCCAAGACCCTTCGTCCAAGGCGTCGCGCTCAGACCTATGAACGGAACATCTCCCCATTCCGGCATCTTGTCCTTGGACAACCATCGCTCATAAAAGCGGAACCATCTGTGACACTCGTCCACCAGTACGACATCAGCCTGCGGGATGTTGTGCTTCATCAGGGTCTGCACCGATGCGATCTGTACCGGCTGCGACCAATTCGTCATATGATGATCCGCCTGGATCACGCCGACATCATCGATGCCTTGTGTGTGAAACATCTCCACTGTTTGATCAACAAGACTGATCGTCGGCACCGTGTAGAGCACGCGTTTGTTGCGCTGCAAGGCATTCGTAACCAACACAGACGCCAACACAGTCTTGCCAAAACCTGTCGGCGCTTGCATACAAATGCGGCGCTTTCCCTCTGCGACGGCATCGCGTAGGCTCTGTAATGCCGTTGCTTGATCGTAGCGTAGTTCCTTGATGACCATACCCATCAGCCCATCTCCATCGTTGGATCGGCGGCATCTAGTTTCTTCACCTTCATCGAGCTTGGCACCGGCTCGATCAAGAACATCAACCCCATGTCGTTGACCCACTTTATTGCTTGGTCTGGTTCGATTAGATTGCCGCGCAATGCGACGCCTACACACGTGATCTCCGCGTCCCACGCCTTGCAGCGCAGCGAACCAACTCGCAACGATGCGAGCACAAATTCTTTTTCGTCAGCCATCAGCAAACCGTCCTTGATTGCTGCATCGGTAAGTGCGGACATGGCCCTTGATCCTCTTCGCACCAAAGATCGCGGCAGTGCTGCTCCATACATTGGCGGCACCGATATTCGAACTTCACTTGAACCGCGCCACCGCCTAGATGCCACGTCACCTTGGATTTTTGCATTTCCTCGCCAGCCATCAACATTCCGTGGCAATCGACGCAGACATTCGGCGGCCAATCTTGATTGGTTCGGGCTTCGATGGTCATGGGGATTTCTGCTCAAGGGCGGCCACTAACTGCGCCTGTAGGATTACCAAAGTAGGATGGTAGGCGTTGACGTTAAATAGCGCCAATGTTGCCCATCCGTCCTTGAGCGCCGCCCGCAGCCGCTCAATCTCGGCTTCTTGCTGCTCAATCTTGGCTTTCAATGGCTCAATGAGGCTGGCGTAGCTCATGGGGACGCCTTTCTCAGCGCGGTGTCGATGACTTCGATGCGGCGTTTGAACGCGCCGTACTGCCGCGCCATCTCCTTGCGCTCGTTCCTCGTCTTGCCCCACTTCACCGCGATATCAAGCAACCGATCAAACGACCGCTTGCGCGCCACTCGCTGCGAGATGTCATAGACGTTGCCGACGTACGTGCTTGCTATCTCGCTCTTGGCCGCCTTCTCGATCTCGATTATCGGAGCAAGTATCTCCGCGAGCTTGTTCAACCTCCCCAACAATCCCTGCATCCCCTCTAATAATTCGCTGCGTTCCTGCCTCAGCGCGGCTTCCTCTTCCTTGGTCATTGCCGCCGCCTCATAGCCAAGCCTCCACGATACAAGGATCGTCGGAGGGATCACGCGCCAGCGAAACCAACCCAAGCTCCAGCATTTTCGCCCGCAGCGTATCGAGTTTCTGCGCGATCAATATTATCGATGAAGGTTTGTACGTGTTATCAGCCGCGCCCTTGCCAACTTCAAACACCCATTGCAGCGCCACCCACGCATCAGGAAAGTCGGCTGGATGATCGTAGATCACCCACATTGTCATCGGCTCGCCACTCATTGCCCACCGAATGAAATCACAATACCGATGCACGGTACTGGCAAGACATAGAGCCTGCGGCTCTTGCGATCCCAAAATAGACCGACCCAAAAATCGTACCAAGCAAAGATTGGTTTGATACTCATTGCAATGCCTCGCCGCGCTTTATCGCCACATCCTTCTCGAAGGCTTTGACGATCCACTGCAAGACTTCGCTTGGATTATCTCCGATATGCGCTGACGCAAAGTACGAACCGTCTTCCGCCTCAAGTAATATGATGACCCCACCGCAGTGACCACACTTCGCCAACTGAACAGAGGATGCCTCAAGCACTGGAACATTTTTGCCCCATGTCTCTGGCTTTGTTAATTTTGTCATCCAAGCAACTTCTCATTTTTGGCATCAGGTTTCTTGAGTAGATGTTGATTTTGCTCACGCCATTTTTCGAGACGCGAGAGCGTGCGAGCGACAGCATCGATATGCTCATGATCGCAATTCATAGTGCGACAAATCTCCAGATAGATCGGCAACACCAAGGCGAAGGCGTTATCTTTCGCGAGAAAAACCATGTACTGATCTTCTGGAACAACACTGTCATCCTTCGCCTTCCTGATCTCGCCGTAGAATTTTGCGTCCAATTTCGTCATGATATCCTCCTAGTGCCTCAATCTCCGCTCAGTCATCGCGCTCCAACTCCTTCCGCCGAAGATCGAGATCGGAATTCGCTTCATCGCGGAGCACTTCCTTGATCAAGCTCACTAACATGCCCTCACGCAAATAGGCGTCCACGACCGCGCCAATCGCGTCTTGGAATTTACACGACTGTATCCGTTCGTCCTTGGTCAACATTTGCTTGCTCGCTTCGCTCTTGGATTGGTGCCCAACGCCCGTGGATTTGTGCCCGCCGCTCTTTTTGGCCCCGGTGGCAATTTTTCGCCGCCCCAATCCTTGACCCATGTTTTACGCCCGTTCACAAATCTCACTCTCAGCCTTGGTTTTTTCATCTCGGTCCTACTCTCTGTAGTGCCTTCCTTACTTTCTTTTCCCTTACTTCCTTGTTGGTAGCCTCTTTCTTTCTTACTCCCTGGCCACTCCCCCTCCCCTCTCCACGCTACTCGCCTGCATCAAGGCAGCGGTCCACGTTCGCCTAAGTGGGCGTGACGTGCGGTGGAACAAGAAGTAGAGGGAATGGCCCGCGATTGCGCCTTGTTCGCGTGCCTGTCTGGCAAGTTGTTTGCTGCCGTGCGGTCCAGACGGGGCAAGCCCCTACTCTCCGCGCGTCTCACCAAAAACACTTGAAGGAGCAAGGGGAAGGTGCTATTTGATGCACCAAGATCGGCCTTGATCGCACAAGGTTTGGATCGAGAGGGGCGGTTCCGCGATCAACGGGCCGCCCTTCGCTATTTGGTAGCCTGCACCCGCGCCCGGTGATTTGGCAAGACCTTTGTCGCGGGATCGTCATAAATTTTTCCCTTGACCGATATTTCGGCGGAAAAATAGGTCAGCATCGCTGTCCTCTTGATGGCGGGACCAATCTGTTCGATTGTACGCGGGCCAAGCCCCGACCATGCTGTCGCGCCACGTGCCATTCCATAGCGTCTGGAAGCTCCCGCACGCGAGGCACCAACGCCGCGCCCCGACTTCAATCCATTCGTGTTTGCTTATTGTGGGGATTTCTGCTCCACGTCATTTGTTCAACTCAGCCTCTTCCTTGTCACTTGCCGTGCTGCCATAGTCTCCCCGCTCGACCTGGGCCTTGATGAGGTCACCGCGAAATTCCTCACAGATAGCATTCAGAACGCGTAGCTTTATGCGCGGCGACAGTTCCACATAGAGACGCAGAATGTCGCGCATAGCATTCTCAAAGCCACCCATGGCGTAGCTCATGGGGATTTCTGCTCCAGGGCGGCGTCTATTTTGTCTAGGGCGTGGACTTTTCCGTAGACGCTAGTTCCGGCCACATACGGACGCAGCCATTTGAGCGCCGCCCGCAGCCGTTCGATCTCGGCCAGTGCGGCTTCCAAAGCCTCCAGTGTTATTTGTTCTCTATTCATCACCAATTGCCCTCCAGCGCCTCTCTTTCTGCTCTAGGGCGGCTCCTGCAATCATGTGGACCTTCGCAACTACGCGACCCTCTTGGAATTCCCATTCATCGATAGAGGTCTTTCTAATCTCTTTGAGCGCCGCCCGCAGCCGCTCGATCTCGGCCGCCGCTTCCTTCTGGGTAAGCTCGCGAAGGGTCATGGGGATTTCTGCTCCAGGGCGGTTTTTGCTACCGCATGGCATAAAGCGGCGCGATAGCCATTATCCCGGATTTCCATGAGCGCCGCCCGTAGCCGCTCGATCTCGGCGTCTCGCAGGTCAATGCCAATTTCCAGTATATCAAAAGCAGCATTATGGGAGAGGATCACGTCCTTGTCGGTTCGCAGCCGCTCGATCTCGGCCGCCGCTTCCTTCTTGGTAAGCTCGCGAGGGGTTGTCGGTGGAGATGAGAGGCACGTCTTAGTGAGGCTGGCAAGAGCTTCAACAAACGGGTGTTCTCGACCTTCGCCGGCCGCAGCCGCGAGGGTTTGTATCCATGCGGGCACCGCCGGATCATCACGAAGCGCCTGAAATATCGCTCGCAGTTGCTCAATCTCGGCCTCGCGGTTGCTGATAAGCGCGCGCAACAGCGCGTTGGCCTTCATCAGGTCATCGCGTTCGGCCCGCAGCCGCTCGATCTCGAAACTGGCGTAGCTCATGGGGATTTCTGGCGTCCTTGGAACAGCGGCGTTGTTCGCATCGCGAGATCAGGCCGCAGGAAACAGCACTGATAATCCCACAAGGCGCACGCGTCGGCCTCGTCATAGGTCACGACATCCCATCCGAGTTCCTTGCATCGCGCCATCGTTTTCGGCTTGGCGAGTATCGCCTTTTTGTTGCTGCCGATGAAGTGGGATCGCACTTGTGACACGCTCGCCTCGCGCAATTCGAATTTGCCGTAACACCATTCCTCCAGATGCTCTGAAAGACCAAGCAATAGTTTGATGGTGTCGATGTTGGTTTTGCCTGACATGATCGAGGGCACCGCAGGGCTTTCGAACACGATCAGATCAGGTTGCTTGTCGCGAACATTCCAGATGTCTTCCAGCCAGATGCGAAAGTTTCGATAGGTCAAGGCGCGCGAGGTTCCGGGCTTACTCAAACGGATACTGCCAAACTTCGGAACAGCACCGGGCTTCCCCCACGCGAAGCCGGTGACGGTGGCAAGATCGAGAGCAAGGACGGTGCCGGTGAATTTCGACACTAAACCAACCCCTCACGATCACATTCCTTGAGCCAATCAAGCAACTCTGACATCGGACGCAATAGCTGCGCTCGTCTCGGCACAAAGAAGTTCGGTCTGTTCTTGCCGCTTGGATCGGACCAGTATTCTTCCTTCTTGCCATCACTAGCGAACATCCAGCCCCACAAGGTAAAATCCGGCGAATGGCTCCATACATGCACAAATGGCACATCATCAGGATCGTCACGATAAAGGATCAGATCGTAATCCTCTCGCGATCTTGACCGGACATCAACCAAGCCGCCGACATCGCGCGCCTTAAAATTATTGAACGTGCCGCACCAAAATCGATTGGTGTAACGCGCAACGGCAAGTTCGGCACAACAGGAATTGATATTCATCTCCCATGAGCCTTCAGCATTCGAAGCGCCGTGCTTTGGTGCTATCTCCTTCAATATGTTCGACGCATTCCGCATCACCGCAACATGAGCGGCCATTGATAGCTGGCCGTAAGTGAGCCGCACTCCCACAGGTTCAATCATCACCGCCCGCGCCCCCGCTTCTTCGCCTTGATGTTGACGACTTTGCCGATTGCCTTGACGCGCAGTTTTGGTTTCGGCGCGCAGCCGTGCATCTTACCGGCGAGAGCCTTTAACTCAGTCTCACGCATCTCGCGCAGTTGTTGTTCGCGCGGTCCCGGTTTCTTGTCGCTCATTCTCCCTCCTATGATACTCGTCGCACCATCTATCAATGTCTTCCTGCGTGAAGCGCTGCGCGTCCATATCGCTCCAAAACCGTTTCAGGTCGATCAGACCCAAACCAAGATTGCGCAGAAGCTCGTTGATGTACTCGTATTTGCTTGGTTTCTTTTCCCTCTTCATAGCTTCCACAAAATAGGTGCGGCGAATGGCGTCCTTGGGCGGCTACTATGGCGACAAGGTCTGAGGGCCGCAGGACGCCTTTCTGAGAGCAACCGACTTCGCCGCAAGCCGATTGGAGTAACCCTCGACCTTGATCGTTCCTTAATAATCGATTTCCGATCCAAATGCAAAGATATCCTTGACATTGCCCAATGGGGCAGCGATCCTGCGTTCCCTCTATTTTTCAAAGGAGTAAGCCCACTATGGCCAAAAAAGCGAACGTCATGGCGTTTCCGAAGCCCAAGGAGGAACCGTCGCGGGAGGCGCAGCCTGCGCCGGAAGCGCCGCAGTCCTTGGTCGCGGCGTCACGCGTCTTCGAAAAGAACCAGATGGAAACCACGCTCCTGACGCTAGAGACTATGGACGCGTGGGTACTACCGACATTCCAGCGCGAGGAACGGCAGACCAAGAAGGTCATCGAATTCGCTGAAGAGCTAACGAGGAACGGCGGCTGCATCAGCGGCATGATCCTTCTCGGCAGAATTCGCGACGACGCCAGCGGAACTCTCTATCTTGTTGACGGGCAACAGCGCCGCAATGCTTGCCACATTTCCGGCCTGTCTGAATTCATCGGCGATGTCTGCATCAAGACCTACAACTCGATGATCGAGATGGTCGAGGATTTTAAGAAATTACAAGGTCGTCTCGTTCCGTTCAAGCCGGACGATCTGTTGCGCGCCTTCGAAGTAACAAACGATAATCTCCGACTGTTGCGAGAGAGTTGTGAATTCATCGGGTACGGGAACATTCGTCGCGCGGAAGATCGCGGACCAATTCTCAGCATGTCGGCTGCGCTACGAAGTTGGTTTGGTTCTGGAATGACGACGCCGGGACTTCAAGGACAGGCGCAAATCCTTGTTGAACGGCTTGACGAGCATCAACGCGGTCTGATGATCGCATTCTTCAACATTGCGTACAGCGCATGGGGGCGCGACAGACAATACAGTCGCATGTGGGGAAACCTCAATCTCACAATGTGCATGTATCTCTATCGCAGGCTCGTCCTTGATGACAGCAAGCGACGTATCCCGCCGCTGCCAAAGGATATGTATCGCAAGGCGCTGATGTCTGTTTCGGCGGACAACAAATACAATGATTGGCTGCAAGGTCGCCACATGACTGAGCGCGACCGCGCGCCGTGCTACAAGCGCCTCAAGGAGATTTTCATTGACCGCCTGACGAAGGAGTACAACGGCAAACTCTACAAGGGAATTCCGAAGCCTGATTGGTTGACTGATAATCCGGGGCGTCAATGAGCACACCAAAATCCAGACAGCGCGAAGGCGCAGGGAAAAGCGATACCTCGTGGATCAAGCATGGTCTTGCCGGGAAAGCGGTCAGCGCCCAAGTCGCGGCGTTCCGTCGCCGCTTTCCCACCGCGCGAATGATCCTTGTAGACGGCAACGCTGGCGACGGCGAAGGCGTCGATGTCGCGCAGGGCGATCTATTTGTAGGCTCCCACAAATCACGCCCGACACCGCATCTGTTGTCGGACTTGGCGAAGGAGCACGGCTGCACGCTTATGCTGTGCGAGCAAGAATTGAGAAAGCGGCGCTTGCTGGTTCAGGCTTTTCCCGACGCCCTCATAGTGTCAGACCACGCCGCCGCTGCGAGTTATGTCATCAAGGAGGGGTTCAATTACGCGCTGTGGCTGTCTGATCCGTGCGGGCCAAAGGGTCAAGGTGTCGAGCACATGCGACAAGTCGCGCTGCGCATCCTGCGAAGCGACTTCGTTATCATCTTCAACGAAGTCGGTCCCCATCGGTTCATCGGCGTGAAGCATTCGCCGTACTGGCAGAAGCATCAGAAGTACGTTCCGATGTTGCAATCGGAATGGTGGCTGGAACAAATCCCGAAGCGCAACATGGCGCGGACGCAAGTGATCAAACAATCGTCCGGGTTTCATTTTCGCCTGATCGTCATCAGCGACTTCCTTACTGACGGCGTGAAGCGGATGCGCGGCATCGAAATCACAACAAGGAGTGCATAATGAGCTACAAAATCCATCCCGTCGCCGCGCTATTCCCTGCCATCGAGGGCGAGGAATTTCAGGCGCTGGTCGCCGACATTAAGGCGAACAAACAACACGTTCCTATCATGCTCACGCCAGACGGCAAAGCCATTGCTGACGGCATCAATCGTCATCGCGCGTGCATTGAAGCAGGCGTAAAGCCGCGAACCGCGAAACTTCCGAAAGGCTACAAAGAGGAACAGATCATCAACTACATCATCAGCGCCAACATGCGCCGCCGCGATCTGTCGGCGGGGCAACGAAGCATGATTGGGTTGGACCTTTCGCCGTTTCTTGAGGCGGCGGCAAGGGAGCGGCAGATCAAGGGAAAGGGCGCGGACGGAAGCGGTGGACGCGGCAAGCGGAAAAACCACGGCCTTCAAGGAGGCCAAGGGAAAGATGCGTCAGGTCGCGTCAATCGTCAGATCGCCAAGATGGTTAAGACCGGCCACAACAGTGTGACCAAGGCGAAGAAGGTCAAGAACGCCTCACCCAAACTTGCCGCCGATGTCGCCGCTGGTAAGATCAGCCTGAACGACGCGCACAAGCAAGTCCGCAGGGCGGAAGCGATGTCTCAGGTGACGCGCGAGAAAGAGAACCCCACGGCGAAAACGACCATCGTTCGCACGCACGATGCGCTGGAGACGAACTACAAACTGCCGAAAGGCAAGGCGAAGTTCAATCAAACCAACGATCAGGTATCGTGGGCGGGCTGGACGTGGAACCCTGTCACCGGATGTCTGCACAATTGCAGATACTGCTACGCGCGCGAGGGTGCGGTGATGAACCGGAACCTTGCACCGTTCTATCCGTTCGGTTTTGAGCCGACGTTCTACGAATATCGCCTTGAAGCACCTGCCAACAGTCGCGTGCCCGACAGCGTGATCAGCGATCCAAGGCAAGGTCGCGTGTTTGTTTCATCGATGGGCGATCTATTCGGCAAATGGGTTCCTAACGAGTGGATCGAGAAAGTGTTCGCCGCCGCGCACGCCAGCCCGGAATGGGAGTATTTGTTTCTGACGAAGTTCCCGCAACGCTATGTCGGGCTGAAACTCCCGTCCACGGCATGGATTGGCACCACGGTCGATGATCAGCCGCGCGTCAAGATCGCGGAGGAAGCGTTCCGCAAGATCAAGGGCGTGCGGGTGAAATGGCTGTCGCTAGAGCCCTTGCTTGCTCCGCTCAAGTTCACCGATCTGTCGATGTTTGATTTCGTGGTGATCGGCTCGCAGAGTTCAACCGATCAGCCCGCACTCGGGCACGTGGCTGAGTACGCGCCACCGTTTGAATGGGTGGCGCGTCTCACGGAGCAAGCACATAAGGCGGGATGCAAAGTCTATCAGAAGCCGAATTTGATGGGCGTGACGGACCCGCAACATGCTGGCATGACGCTCGTACAAGAAATCCCCGACTTGCCGCCGCTGCCGCGCAAACAAGGCGAGTTGCTTCTAAGCGCGGCAGAATGAACGCGAACGGGGCGGGTCACGCCGCCCCGATAGTCTCGACGGTCCCAAGGTCCGGCGCGGGCGACTTCTCGGCCTTCTCCTTTTTGGCTTTCGGCTCTTTCGGCTCCTTGGGCGGCTTGGGGATAGGCGGCAACTCACCAAACAACAACAATTGCCGCTTATCGCCCTGCGCCTTGGCCAATTTCTCGACCATCTTGCGCTCGTCGGCTTCGAGATCAGCAACCCATCCCTTGATCTTCTCCAAGGCAAGGATGATTTTGATCTCGGTCTTCGCCGACTTCTGCGACACGCCGCGCACCGCCATGTCTTCGTAGATCGCGGTCATACCCTCCTTCTCGCGCCGCGCCTTGTTCATGTAGACGCCGCGCGCACTCTCGATGTTGGCGAAGTGAGCAAGGATGTCCTTGACGAACTTGCTTGTCATTCGCTCCGTCACTTCAACGTCAACCGACTTCGCTTCCTTAGCCATATGATCTCCTGACAACTGCCGTTGGTGAAATGTAAATCCGCAAGTGGGCACGGCAGTATGGCGACTTGCAGCCTCCGATGTATTCCTCCGCACGCGGCAAACCACAGACCATCTGAAGTCTGTGTTTGTCGTCGCTGCGCTTATCAAGGATCGCCTTGCATCCGTTCTCCGTGTTGTCGAGGTACGCGACACCTTCTAACCAACAAAGCCCCTCCATGCTGATTGGTTCTGTAGCCATAACGATCCCCCGTTTGATGCCCCTTTGTCTTATCCTACCCCGCTGCAAGTGCGGACGCTTGCAGACAACTCCCGACGCCCTGATCCGATGAAGGCGACCAGCAACCATACTCGGCGTAATGTTGTTGTGGCCCCGCCGCTGCATCTCCTTGGACGCCGCTTGCTGCGAGTACCCCGACAGCCACAACGAAGTCATTAGCGCATCCATCTCGCTGGTCCAGGGCGGCGCTCTCATTTTTCCCCCTCGAAGAGATTGGGATGCTCCAAGAAGATGTCTGGCCGGATCGCTTTCGGCGGCAGTCCCATGATGCGCGCCACAACATTGACCCGTAGCGCCGGGACCTTGGTCCACTGCCCAACCGCCTGCCGCTGGATGCCGCAGGCGGCGGCGATCTTAGCCTTCAACCCGCGCGTCGCGCCGATCTGGACGCAAACCTTGTCCTTCTTGGTCACTGGCTCCCTCGAATTCATCCAGAAAATGTTTCCACGACAACGGGCAAGGATATCGAAGTCCGGGCCAATGTAAAGAAGTGCTTGCACGGCGAAGCGAACAAGGCTACAACCTTGGAGTTGAGTTCCTTGACACACTAAAGCGCGGTCGAAAATGGCAAAAGTCAGCGATGTATTCACCAAGGGACTAGGGCATCGCACTTGATTGTGATCCCTGACCAAACAAAAGGGAGTAATCATGACCGACGAAGAGCGACAGGATTACGTTGTTAACCTTGCTGACAGGATCAACAAGGTACTTGCTGGCGAGCGTTCGGACGATGCGCAAACCGCGCTGACGCTGGCTGTTGCCTGTCAGATAGTTGCCGCTGCGGCAAGCACCGATCAGATACCGCAGATATCCAAGGTGTTCGCCAGTCAACTGGATGGCTTCGTGCGACGCGATGACATGGTTGAGTGGATCAAGGCACATACCACGTTTGCCCCGGCAGCAAGAAGGGATCAGTGATGAAAGTCATTCCCTGGAACGGCAGACGGATCACCAAGCCGGGTTGGTACAGCGGCATTCCGATTGAAACATATCACAGTGCAGAACTATGCCTTGGCAAGGCGGTTTCGTCATCCGATCTGCGGACGTGCTGGAGCAAATCTCCTGCGCATATGTTTGTCAGATGGGCAGAGAACCCGAAACGCGAAGAGCGTAAGGTGACGGATCAGATGTTGCTTGGTGCGGTCGCGCACCATCTTCTGCTTGGCGAAGGAAGTTTCCGCACAAAGTACATTCCGTTCCCGGAGACGTATCGCGACAAGAAAACCGCCGTCGAAAAGCCGTGGCACAACGGTGCGGATGCCTGCAAGGCGTGGGTTACGAAGCAAACACTCGCTGGCAGGGTTCCAGTGCCGGTCAAGGACTTGCTCAAGATGGTGGAGATGGCGAAGTCGCTCGCGCTGGAACCATTGGTGCGCGATGGCTTGTTAGTTGGCCACATCGAATGTTCCGGCTTCGTCAAAGACAAGGACACGGGCCTGTGGATCAAGACCCGCCCCGACGTGGTCCCGATGGTGAGCGACTTCGTTGATCTGAAGACCGCGAGCGAAGTGACGACGCCAGCGTTGCAATCATCGATCCGCACCTACGGCTATCATCAGCAAGGAGCCTTGGTTTGGGAAGTCTGCGAGCAACTAGGATTGCCCTTCGAGAGCTTCACCTTGCTCTTCATCGAGACTGACATCCCCTATTGCGCCCGCACCGTCCCACTTCCTGATGACGATCTCGCACGCGGGCGACTTCAGAACCGCGCCATGCTGCGCCGGATCAAGCAGTGCATCGACACCGAGCACTGGCCCGGACCCGGCGAGGGCGACATCCGCCCGCTGCCCTTGTCCAAGGACGAGCGTGAGCGCATTGATGCAAGATTGAAACTGGAGAACGTGACATGAGCAAGAGCATCCTGACACGACTACCGGAGAAAATGCGCAAACTACTAACAACAAGTCGCGAGCCGTGGCACATCGAGATAGGCGGGCGGCACTTCAAATTAAAGATAGGAAATCGCCTCGTTGCTATCCTACCGAGGGGCGGCAATTTGTCTGGCTTCCACGGACGCGCGGACAAGAACGCGATGGCGAACATCAAGCGCGCGATCAGAGAGCAAGGGGAGGGCTGATGCCGAAGAACAAGGTATCGAGGTTCGATAAGAACGTCGGAGAGCGCATCCGCGAAGCACGCATAGCGAAGCGGATGTCGCAGACCAATCTCGGCGATCTCCTTGGTGTATCGTTCCAGCAAGTGCAAAAGTACGAGACAGGCCGAAACCGCGTGAGCGGCGAGCGGCTTGAATTGTTGGTCACGGCATTGAGCCGTCCGCTTGGCTTCTTCTTGCAGAGCGTCACCGACGTGCGTGCCGCCCCGGACCCGTTCGCCGCCATGCGGGCGAGCAAGGACGGGCATGAGTTGGCGGCGATGTGGACGAAGATGGAACAGCAAGACCATCACTGGCTGGTAGTCTCCGCGAGGCGTCTAACAAGGAACGGGAGTGTCTGAAATGGTGGACGTAAGCGAAGTCGAGAAGCGGGTTGATCGCGCAGTGACGGCAACGATCCCCGTCAGCGCGCACCTTGGTGGCATCGATCCCGAGAACTACGGACAAGTCATGGAGTTCGCCAAGACGATGGCGACGTGCCGCGCGGGCATTCCGAAATGGCTGCGCGGATCGGTTGGTGATTGCTTGATGATCTGCACGCGCGCACTGCGTTGGGGTATGGACCCGTTCTTCGTCGCGGAGAAATCCTACTTGATGATCAGCCCGAAGAGCGGCGAAGAGCGGATCAGCTACGAGAGCCAATTGGTCCACGCCGTGATCGAGGCGCTTGCTCCTATCAAGGGCAGGCTACGCCATGAGATCAAAGGCGAGGGCGACGAACGCTACTGCGTGGTATGGGCGACGTTCAAAGGAGAGGACACGCCGCACACTCACACCAGCGAAACGCTTGGCAAGCGCATCAAGGATATCGGCAAAAGCGAGAAGGGAAACTTTCGTGGCTCGCCGCTGTGGCTGACGAAACCAGCGGTGCAATTGTTCTACGATGCTTCACGTGATTGGTGCCGCGTGAACTGCCCGGAAGTCCTTGCTGGCGTCTATACGCGTGACGAGCTTGCGGACCATGAGATGGTCGATGTCACGCCGCCGAAGAGCAAGGTTGAGGAACTTGCGCAGCGATTGCGTGATCGGAAGATGGAGCACGCGCAACAAGGCTTCGATGCGGGGCACGTCAAACATGAGGCAGCGGCGCGTAGCTCGATCATCGAGGAAACCGCTCAACAGGAGAAGACCGATGAACCTACCAAAGACCGCAGTGATGCAGATGACGATAAAGAACGGGGAGACGGTGTTCACGATAGAACAGATGATCCTGCACACCAGAGCGGAGATGCTGGCGGTGTCAGCGGAGATGCGGCGACTGTCGCGGAACATGCCGGATCATCGAGCGCGGGCGAGAAAGATCAAAGCGAAATCTTCCCGCCAGACCGCAAGCCGTCGAAAGGGAAGCGCAAGTGATACTGCTACGACAGAGACGACCGCGCGTCAGTGACGTAAAATACCTTGCTTGGCTCCGTACGCAGCCGTGCGCGTGCTGCGGACAATCCGGCCCGTGCGATGCCGCGCATCTTCGTGCGTCCTCGATCAAACATTCCAAAGACCAAGCAATAGGGCGTAAGCCTGATGACAAGTGGGCACTGCCGCTGAAACACGACCACCATATGGACCAGCACAATTTCGGCGACGAGATTGGTTGGTGGAGGGCGCATGGCGTAGCTGATCCGTTTGCGCTGTGCCGGGCGCACTATCGTCGCTATCTGCAACACTTCAAACAAGGAGATCATCTATGACCGACATCGCCATGCGACTTCCAGCTAACCGCCAGCATCCGCGTCCCACCATTGATGCGGAGATGTCGCACACGCTCGCGATGCTCAATCAACCATTTGATCACGAAGGACTGCGCCCGACTGTCGAGCACGTTGATGAAGACGATATCGGACGCTTGTCGGCGGAAGCCGTGCAGGCGCAGTACGAGGCAACGGCGAAGTGCGTCGAACAGATGGGCGAGATGATCTTGGACAACATGGCGAAGGTCCAAGCGCTGACGAAGGAGGCCGACGCAGCCCTGAAGTTGATAGCTGAAGCGGCGAAGGTCGTGCGCGACAAGGGTAATCTGTTCAGCGCTCAGATCGACCAAGCAAGCGCCGCGCTCAAAGCGGCGTGCGACACGTGCAAGGCGGTGATGGAGCGCAACGGCTAAAAAAGGCCCCGCGCGAGTGTCATCAGTCTCGCGCGGGGCCAAGGAAGGCTGTACCCTACAACTCCTTGATAGGTGAAACTATGACGCCGATCAAGATCGTTCTGTTCTCGGCCGTGCTGACGCTCACGCTGGCGTTCACTCTGCATCGCATGTCCTTGATGCGGCCAAGCCGCGCTGCGGAAGACAATCCCTTGAACTACTCGTACTGGCCCGCGCTCCCGAAGACAGACCGGGAGCCGCTGCGGATCACGCCGCCGCCGCCGGTGCCGATACCGGAGCCGCTCGTGCACGAAGTCCTTGTGTCGCGGCCGAATGCCGTCACCAAGAAGCCGCCGCCATCCGACGATGGTATCTGCGCGCGGTATAATCTGCACAAGGTCTGGACGCCGAATGGCAAGTCGTGGCACTGCCGCCCGCACTAAGCTCTTGCGGCGGCAGTGATTTCCTTGTAGAACCGATTTTGGGAGCATCGAGAAGTGGCCAGTGTTTCACGTGAAACAAGGAAAACGGCCAGCGCGGCCCGCTGAGTGCCCTTCCTTGATCCCGCCATCCCCCTAGCGCTCGACCCCCAAAAGCCTACAGACGGCCGGTCTATCCAAGGATTTGTCCCTGTTTGCGGGGAGGGCGGGCGCTTACAGTCGCCCCTACAGTTTGAAGCACGTTGGTTCGTGCTGCCGTCCCCGGCTCCTTGTACCGCGCCTTGAGCCGGATCGCGAGCGCAGCCTTCCGATAGATCGCCAGAAGCGCCGCGCGTCTGCGCTCGCGATCCTTGCACGTCACGGCGTCAGGTCCGCTGGCGGCACGTCCACGAACAGGTAGAGCGCCAGCACAACAAGGATAATCGCGATGAAAATCGCTGCGACGAAATAGATCGTGCGATCCTTCATCGGAAAACCGGACGGGGCAGACCCGGTCCCATGCCAATGACGCCGGAAATCCAGATGACGATGGCGATCAAGCAAAGCAATCCGACGATTACTCTGCCCCACTTCTCGATGTTGGCATCGAGGCTCCAACCCATGAAGGAGACGATCAACCATCGGATCGCGAACGCAACGAAGATCACGATTGCGATGTAGAGCAGCAAGTACAGAAAGCTAATCAGTATGGCCATGCTCGTCACTCCTTGTAGGGGAAGATCACCGTAACCTCGTCATCGGTGGTGAGATCGAGATCGTCCATCAATCCCGGCGAGATATCGGCGACGCGTCCAGTGTCTTCGTGCGGTCCCCAATCCGCAGGAAACGCGGTCAAGGAAATGCCGCTCTCCACCGCAGTGACCAAGGCGACGTGATCGAGCATTTCGCTTTTCGGAACCTTGTCGTAGTTCCAGCGGCACGCGATGTAGTGCACGTACGGGTTCAGGCGGCGCGCAAGCCCCGTGCAGCCTCCCGGCGCGTACGGCAGGAACAGTTGCGGCGCTTGATTGATGTCGTTGATGAATGCCAAACCTTCTTCCGGCGACACGCCGGTATCGTCCGGCCCTCCGAAACTCGAAACCTTGCCCGTAACGGTGAACGTCTCATCATCCTCGTCGGGCGGCGCAACGATGAAGTCCGTTCCGGCGATGACAGATGCAATCGCCTTGCAGATCGCATCAAACTGCATTGCGTAAACCTCCGCATCCGCTTCGCTGTCAACGAAGCAAGTCTCGATCAGTATTGATGGCATCGTGGTGCCATTGAGGAACGCTAGATCAGTGCGCTTCTTCGCGCCGCGATCTTTGAAGCCGACACTGGCGATTGCCTTGGATACATCGGCCGCAAGCGCGCCCTGCGTGACGTACAAGACTTCGACGCCCATCGGGCCGCTCACTTGCTCGTAGGCATTGAAATGCACCGAGATATCAAGATCGCGCTGACGGTCGTTGTGATAGTCCACAATGCGATCAAGGTTCTCGCTCTGCGTCGTGCTCTCGTTGTCGTGGAACGTGATCACCGACACGCCGCTCTTTTCAAGCATGGTCGCCACGTGATCAACCACGCGGCGGGCTTCGTCCACTTCATCAAGGATGCCGCTTGCGCCGCGCACGTACTTGCCGTGGCCGGATGAAATCACAACGCGTTGGTAGGTCATGCTGCCCCCTCACGGATTGATGTTCAACTTGCGCGTCATCACGTCAACGATGCGGTCGATGCTTTGCTTGTTGTCCTTCGTCTGCGCTTCCAGCACGGTCAAACGACCGTCGATCACAACAACATGTGGTGAACCACGCACTTCAAGAGTGCTCACGCGCGTTTCCAGCCGCACCATGTACGCCGTGATACTCAACGTCGCAGCACCAAGCGCCACCGCCTGCGCGATCAAGAATATGACCAGCGCGTGGTTGTCCTGAAACCATGATCGTACTTTGTTGATCACTTTGCTTCCAGCGTTTCGATACGCGCCTTCAATTCCTTCACCGCATTCACCAGCGCGAAGATCAGTGGCGTAGTGTCGAGCACACGCATATCATCGACCGACAAACCGTCAATGTAGGCATTGGTCAGCGTAACCATTTCCGGGAACACGGCCTCGACTTCTTGCGCGATCAAGCCAGCAAATTTTCGTTCATCAGATGCCGATTGAGAATGACTGCTAGTTGGATAAGGTGCCGTCTTCGTGGCATCCGGTGCGTCCTGTGTGTCATTGCCCTTGTATGCGTAGACAACAGGCCGCAATTTGGCAATGTCGTCGAGGCCACGCTTGTACTCGCCTTGCACGTTCTTGATACGAATGTCGGAACTGTCAGCCCACGCGCCGCCACCCGGCTTGTAGCCGTTGAAGTTCGCCGTGATGTTGCCGCAAGTGAAGTTGTTGGACGAGAGATTACCTGTGCATGTTACCAGTCCGGATGCACGTGTGATAGTGAGCGCCGCACCAAGATTTGCACCAGCGTCACTATACCGACTGACAGTCCAGTCACTCCCAGCATTGCTGCCAGTCTCCGACGTGCTCTCACCCATCTGCAAGACCCAACGAGCATAGCTACCAGTTTGTGACATCAGCACGCATGCCTGACCCGATGCGTTCTTAATCATATTTATTGTAGGCGATGTTCCCTGGATAATAATTGCCGTGCCATTGCCCATGTTTAGATTGCCAGTCAT